TCAGCGTACCGGCCTTACCGGTCAGGGAGGTGGTGATACGGTAAACCACGCCATCACTTCGCTGGAGAAGCACACCTTCCTTGATCCCCGCATCCGTGGTCAGCATCAGCTGAACCGGCCCGTCCCCCCGAGAGGCAGGCTTACGCATGACGCCCCAGAATGCACAGTGTTTCAGCAGTTCGGCTTCATCGGCTTCGGTCGGGATGATCTGACGCGCAATCCAGGCCAGATGCTCATGCTCCTGAGCAGATAACCCTGCCTGAGCGTAAGCAATGGCATTCAGGGTGGTTTCATTCACACCCGGCTGCGAGCCGGGCAGGCGCTGGCTGATATCCTGCTGTGTCTGCGTGATTAACTGTGCCAGCGGTAAAGGCTGATAAGGCATTAACCCTGTTCGATAAGGGGCTGATTTCCCGTGAGGAGGCAATACATATTATCAATCTCGCTCAAAAAAACTCTACCCCGGAAAATGCAGAAGATATCCAGGATGGCTCATATATTAATACCGACTGGCATTTCGACAATCTCCGGGCCTGTATGGGGATTACCGCTGAAAAAGATTAAAAATTTTTGCATAATGTTCAGATGTAAGAATTGCTGAACCATCAACACCGAGCCTGCGGCGAACGTATTCCTCGCGGGCTATTTTATTATCCAGAGATACAGCATCCTTAATCAGGTTAATCTCCCGCTCCATTATCAAAAGGGCTTCTCTGGCTGCAAGATTTTCTTTTATCGCATATTCGATAATGTCCCGCATACGTTCAAGCATGCCGATTTTAGCCAGTTCTTCGTCGATAGATTTAGGCGCAAATTTGATTTCTTTTTCCATATTATTCATCCTCACAATTTATACATGCAGTGTCGTCGCCCATATCGCAGTGGTTACATTTTATCTCACCACAATGTGGGCACTCTTTCAGATACTCCGGGTCCTCATTTCCACAGGTGGGACATTCAACAATTTGCTCATCCATTATGTATCCCCTGTAATTCCGGCAAGGCCGAAAGATGGCACCAGTGCGTCACCTGTCCGTCCTCATCTTCAAGGCAGGCTCCGGTTTCTTCATCAATAAAAAAGCCTTCATACCCCATATGGCCGATGCGCAGTTCCTGTTGGTCACCATACTGAACAATCAGCACGACAGCCTCCATATCAGGCGGAAATGCGTCATCCAGTGAATGCCAGGGATAACCGCGCAAATCCCCGAAATAAACGCCGGTCAGCGTTCCGCCACAGAGCGGCATTCCGGCGGCACACACAAGAGGTTCATCTGATTCAACAAATAAGGTCGTTATCATGGCGTTAACTCCCGTAATACAGCGTCCTCGGCAGTCCGGCGACGGTAATAAACTGCGTGAGCAGAATGTTCAGATATTCCAAACTTTTCGCCAATTTCCCGGAATGACAGACGGCGTGGGTAATCGGAATCACGCAGCGCACGTATAAGACGTACATCATCATCAGATATGCGCGTGCCGGGGCGTAACTCTCCGCACTTTGTTAATCCAGCACCAATCATTCCTGCCCGACATCTGACAGAATCTTTATTACGTCCGAGATATTCTCCCATTTGCTGGCAGGTCATTGTTCTGGCATTTTTTCGAATAAACTTATCTTCATCAGGTGTAAATCTTGGGTGTTTATATTTCAGTAACTCCGGGTATGAACTGCGCAATACACCAGTCCGGTTATATACAGCCCAGACAGTTCTTTTTATTCTGGCAGCAATATCCTTAACCGGGGTGGATGAATAAAGCGCAATCAGTAGCGCATCTTCTTCAGGTGTCCACGCGCGGACATGAGCGGGTGTACGACCTTTTCGCCCCATGGGTTGTAATTTCATCATGCATCACCCCCTGACTCGCTTTTCAGCAGCATAAAACTCATCAGACAGTATTTCGGTCATTTTCTGTTTTGCGGGTTTTACGCCGCACTGAAGGTAAATCACATCGTCAACGCAGAACCACTTCACAGGGCCAAACAGGATTGCCGAGAAATCAATACCCAGCCAGAACAACAGCGCATCGGTTCTGGCATACGTGACGGGTGAATATTCACGCCACAGACTGTTCAGTTCATCAGAGGCAACACGCAGGGTTTTAGGGATACGTGATGTGCGCGGTGTGCAGCTCCAGCCATTCGACGCAGTCGGTTTTCGCCATAAGTCGCGATGAAAAGGATATTTGTCCTCCGTAAAACGCAGTCCCTTAAAGCAAAATCCACTGATACCGGATACAAATACCGACCGGCACGCAACATTCAGCACGGCCTCAAGGCGTTTTGCCTCATCCTTAACTTTCTGGCAGTCCTGCTGGTATTTTTGCCACGCAGCCAGCGCGGAAGGGTTTGATGTTTTAAAGAACATTACGCCACCTCCGCAGATATCCCGGCAGGCGCTGCTGTCCGGTCAACAATCAGGTAGCGCAGAACATGTTCAGTGATATTCCAGCCGCTTAAACCGCAGATAATGACGCCCAGGCGTATGTCGATATACGCCATCACAAACTGGGGCACGCCTTCTTTCATGGCCTGCTCATCAACTTCAGCCACCACATAAACGGTTTCACAGGTCAGAACGCCCTGAGCAAATTCCCACGCCATCGACGGAATATCATGCCCCTCAATCCATGGCAGGGATTTTCTGAAGCCGCACCACTGAACATCATCAGCCGCAGATTCCTGGCTGCATTTGCGACGAACCGGCTGCACCGGGCGGGGGCGCGGAATATCATAAAAACCGTTACATTCCGTCAGCACGCCTGCATCAACCGCATCACGCAGAAAATAAACCATGGAGGATGGCGGCATATTCATTTTTTCAGCCAGTACACCGCAGGTCAGGCGGCCATAAATACGCAGCCAGTTTTTAACCCCTTCAAGCACTTTTGCATCAATCATGATTTATTTCCCCACCACATTATTAATGACGATATAAACGTATTTCATATTTCTTAACCCTTATTTTCTGTTTTCAGGCGCAAGCAGTCCCCTGACGCGAGCGCCATAATTAAAATGAAGTGATATTTAATTGATTAATGCGGTGTTATTTATTCAGTCCGGCGTCCTGTTCAAAAGGCTCGACATAAAAACTTTCAGCGCCTTTATTCACCTTAATACCGGCAATGTCTTTCACCGCATCCGGCTCCGCCAGGACAGCTTGCTTATTCACTTCCTCTTTCGTGCGGATGAAGCGCTCAAGCCCCATACGGCGCAGCATTTCAATCACACCTTCCACATCACGGCTGACGCTGCATGATGGCGTTCCCAGCCGCCATGACACCGTTCCGGTGGTCAGATTGGCTGTTTTGGTTTTGCCGCCGTTCGTCAGCTCATCACGGTTGGTTTTGCACCAGTCCTGAATCCCTTTAAAAAGCACTTTGATTTGCTTTTTAAGATTTTCAATCTGCGGCGTATAACGGGCGGTGATTTCTGCCACTTCGTCATTCATCGCCGTTTCCAGGCGCAGCGCCTCTCGCTGAATATCTCCCAGGGTGCGGATATCACGGCTGACTTCTTCCCGGGTCTGCGGTGCCGCCTCGGCTGCGGCCTTTAATTTTGTAACGCGTTTAGCCATTTTGTTTTTCCTTATTGCAGTGTGCCTGATGCTTTATGCACGCGGTGGCGTTTAATGATGGCATCCGCTCCAAAAGACTGTGCAGATGCCTGAAATTCCGCTGAGAGAAACTGAATAATTGCAGGACTGTGATACTGGAGAATACTTGCATAAACGTCACAGAGTGACGTCGGCCTGTTATCCGTATCACGTTCTGTTTTTACATCCACACCAATCTTTTCATGCACTTCAACACTGTCATTGCCTGCCGGTTTTTCGTCATGCGAAACATGCTCAAATTCAAAAATAACGCGTACTTTGCTCATGGAATTACCCCTGCTGATTAAATTCATTACCGTTAATAACCCCGGAAGCCATGCCTCTGTCTTTCATGAATGCACTGGCTTTCATTGCCACAAACTCTGCGAAGTTTCTGCTTTCTGCCAGCATAACCACCCCAAAAATCATGGCGGGTCCATTATCTTTCTTCTTTATTCCGGTTGAACGTATATCCAGACTTACCCCTCTGTGCGTGCTGCCATCAGAGTTTTTGCAGATAACATCTTCCTTGTATTCGAAAATAATGCGTACGACTTTACTCATCCTCTGGTCCTCGTTCTGTTTGGATAACTGACCCGGCGTCTAACCTCACGGCAGAACCGAATCATGGCATTAAAGGCTTCTTCCTCCGTCACCGCTTCCGGTATCCCAGGAACCAGTAGCTGTTCCTGTTCATCGCGTCCATGACGCGCCATAACCTCAATCACATGCCGTACCGTGGCAGGCTTTCCGGCAACTATCGGCAATGCACCTTCCGGCAGGACGTAACCAAACTCAATAAGACCACTCGACCACGCCCATGCAATGAGATTTTTTTTCACCTCACACCTCCCAGTAAACCGTGCAGCCGCTGATGCGGGTGGCCTTCACACGGCGGCGCAGGCCGTTGGTCTGTATGGTGATTTCAATTTCACCGGTTCCCTGCACGTTGCCTACCGGCGGCGTGGTTTTCAGTGCAAAACGTTGCGGATAGCGCTTACTGCGTTCCAGTACCGCACCGGCAAGTTCGGTCAGACGGCGCGCGCTGTTCAGGGAGTCGAATAAATTCATTTTGTTACCGCAGGATTGCATATTCATATAACACCTCATTTAGCTGACTTGTTTCGCACCAACAGAACGGCATATTCCGCTGTAAACTTCTGTCGCACCTTCGCGATCAAGTCCGGCAGATATCACCATTCGTGTGCGGTCATTAAATTCAAAAAGTAAATCGCCACATTCTTTATTTTCGGCCAGTGAAATCACCTTCACGTTATCGAAATTAACCAGGTAAAAGCGTCCGTAAATATCAGGAATATTAAATACCGCCATAATCACACCTGTGAGAGTAATTCAGGGTTGGTATAAACCTCTTTAAAGGCCGCATTAATATGTTTTTCTGTCAGCGCCGCGCCTTCACCGCTGGCGGTGAGCCACGCCTGGTTAAGCGTATGTGTCAGAACGCGTAACGCTCCCGGTTTTTCAGCGATAGCCTGCATGACGGCCAGCTCGGCCTCACCACTGATACCCCATGCCCTGGCAATGGCCAGCACATCCGCCTTTTTAGCCTTGCGAAGTTGTTTTGTACGGGCAAGACGACTGAACAGGCGCGATAAGTCATCAACGGCGCGGCGTCCACCCTTAAACAGTCCGCGCGGGTTACCAATAAGCACCATCCCGATCCCCGTGGCGTCCTGGATTGCACGCAGTTGTTCCAGACCGTCAATACCCAGATGATCCGCCTCATCCACAATCACCAGCCCACGCGTTCCCGTCAGGCGACGGCGGATGGCGCGGGATAACGCCCCCTTGTTCGCGCGGGTGTAATCAATCCCCAGCGCATCGGCCAGCTCCAGCAGACACTCCGTGACGCTGGAGTGCGCGGGTGACAGGGTGATCATCCAGGTGTTTGGTTGCTCCTGGCAGTAATTACGGGCGGTGGCCGTTTTACCCACACCCGGTACGCCCACAATGACGTTAATACAGCCCATCAGGCGAACCGCCTGAAACAGTGCGCGCAGCTCCTGGACTGTCTGCGTTTCCACAAACTGCGGCGGTTCCGGCAGTGCGCTTTGTTTATTCCAGTTCTCATACCAGGAACGCAGGGAAGCAGCCACAGCGGCGTTATCGCCTTTATATTTCCCCTTGCGGAAAGCCGATAATGTGCCGTCGAAAATTCCCGCCTCTCTGGCGATGGCATACTGCGTCAGTACGCCGCCATCAATAAGTTCATCAATGGTCTTGATTACATCGTTAATATCAGTCATATTATTAACCTCTCATTTGATACCTTGTTTAATCAAATAACCTGAGTCGCCGCTCGGGTTATTTTTTTATTTC